AATCTGTTCTGTGTAAATTCAATATCACTTTCTAAGTCTTTCAACTCTTGTAATAAAGATTCTTTCTTAAATTCCATTTCATCTAATTCATTTTCTAAGTGTAATTTTTCCATGAAGTATATTTCATAAGCATCTTGGTTCATCTATTTACTCCTCTTCTCTCTCAGCCGATCATCACGTTCCTGCTCAAGCCACTTCTTCCACAATTTAACATTTTCTGGTAAATCTTCATCTTTCACAAACATGACTTCTCCTAAATTATTAATTCACTTTCGCCAGCGAACAACGCTCTACATCTTTCACAAATTGTTCTGATAACTTTTCTACAACAGAATTAATATCTAATGTAGAAGATTGTTTCTTCCCATCAGAATACGCTTTCACATATAATTGTTCTGCGAAATATAATAACACTTTCTTGTCAACGTTAATCTTGTTCATATAAATCCCTCAACTCCTCATAACAACCACCTTGATTATTAATAATATCAACAGCAATATCAAACTCAGTGTACATATTATGCAACTCCACCACTAAAGCGTGGATAAGATTATCACCAATCAAATCATCCTTTCGCCAAGGTTCTCCATATCTATCACAAGAGATTTCTCCATTGTTATAGTGGATTGTGTACTTATCGTTTTCAAGGTTTATTTTGAATGTGTTACTCATTATTCCTCCCAAACTTATTACTTATAAACATAGCTCCCATGCAACCAATACTTCCACCAAGTCCTGTGCTTATTACTAACCACACTTTAGATAAATCTGATGCAGCTATCATCTGAATAACATAAACTTCACACAGGACGATACAGAGACTTGTAGGTACTATCCACCAAAACCTATTAAAGACTGTGTTAAGTTGTTGTAGGCATCTGAAAAGAATATACCCTGCAGATGCGACCATTTGTATTAAGAATAAACTAAACACTATTTTTACTCTGTTCAACCAGACGTTCACCAAAGAATACTACCTTTTCGGCATCGTATAACCCGTTATCATACCCTTTCTTCTTAAGTCCAAACTTTTTAGCTGCACATCGTCTCCAGAGCGCTTTGAATGCATTGCCCTCTGCATAATTCATATCTAAAGTTTCAATAATATCATTACACTCGACTTCATAAGGATACTTTATTGTTGTAGGGTTATCAACTTTTAACTTATAGTAACTTACACTTGAACCCGTATATTCATCTGCTTCAGGGATTTCTACAACACTAACGTATTCCTCCTCACACCCCAGTTCACGAGTGTCCAATTTACAATCACCTACAACACCATTACTATCAAAACTCACAATAACACCTTTTGAAGCTTTCTCATAATCATCGTAATTACTTTCCACCCAATCAACCTCTCCACGGAAATAGATGACATTATTTTTAGAATTATATTCACTCCAATAATAATATTTACTGCAATTTGATAAGTACATCCACAAACAACTACCATTCCTATTTGAACGGAATAATTTGGAGGATGTATAATTACAACGATGATACTTTTCACGAGAAATATTCTTCACTGGGTTGTAAAGAGTATCTTTCACTTTATCTACGGGATAAAAATATTCACCGACATCATAGAAATCCCAATCGTGAGGATCTCCTTCTTCGTCTATGAAGCTTAATACTCCTGAACGGAAAAGACTGTCTATCTTGTAAGTATTGCCCTTCTTACAAAATTGAACATTTTCACCTTCCATATAACCATCCTTATGAGCAACTAAATCTTTACCTTGTAATTGTTCATATGTGTACGAAAGTGGGTATTTATTCTTATCAACAACATCATGTATAGTCTTACCATTATATTCTTCACGGAATACTTCTTTAGCAGCATTATAAGATTCTTTACTCATTTGGTTATAAACTTGATTAACTTTGATAAAATCTACAACATCCTGTACAGTGTTAAACTTTTCAGCCTGATGATCATTGATTTCAATATCAAATTCTTCTTCTAAAGCCATGAGAGTTTCAATTTTATCAAGTGAATCCATACCTAAAGATTCTTTTGTTGATGTTAATAGAACTTCTCCTTTTGGTAAACCAAGTTGTTCTTTAATAATTGCAATAACTTTATCTTCTACATTCATATTATTCTCCTTACTTAATTCTCACCTTATCTAAAATATCTTCATATGAATCAGACTCTACTTTATCATAACGAGGACGTTTGTAAATAGGTAAGAACATGCTTTTCTGTTTAGTTTTCTTGTCCTCTGTGATTGAGTCATATTCCACCTCTACAACATCTGGTAAATTATCTGGTAAAGTGAATCTATCTTCATCAGAGAAACCACTTCCAACATTAACCTTGATAGTACCACAGCTTGATTCACAATGTAAACCTCCTAAGAAGTTCTCATATTTAGTACCAACTTCTCCTTTATACCAACCTACTACTTTAAGGTCAGCAGGATCTTTCCGCTTTACCTTTACACACCAAGAAGGTTTACCGACATCTTTCCAATGGGAATTCATATCCTTTGCGATTATACCTTCCATTCCATCTTTAACGTAGTTTTCAAATACTTCAAATGCTTCATCAACAGTTACATTTTCTTGACGAGGGATCAGTAAAATACGATTAGTAATGCCATTCTCAACACACCAACCATTGTAACATTCAACCATAGATTCCAATAGTTCTCTACGTTCTTTATTGGTGAAAGGGTACTCACCTTTTGGTTCATAGTAACTAGTATCAATACAGTCCCACACTTGATAATAAACGTTATCTAGGTGTTCTGGACTAGCAGTACCTTTTACAATACGTGTAATATGACCATTGCCTTCTTCACGAGTAGCTTTAGTAGGATCATAAATTAGTTCACCTTCTAATGCAAATCCATCAAATTCTCCACAACATAGATGTTCTTGTAACGAAGGAATAACCAGCTCATTACCATTACGAGTCATCATTGTACTAGTTTCACCACAAACACTAGCAGCATATGTGCCGTCAGATTTTAACTCTACAGCCAAATTCTTAAACTTTTTCATACGCTCCAAGGATTTCTCGTTCATAGCACAAGCCCCTTGCCTAGGGGTTACAGGGATTAAACCTTTCCACACTTTATTAGCTAAAGATTTACCTGTATTACAACGCAAGTCCTTCTTCAAAATACGGACAAATAGTTCTGCACTAGTACTATCGACTTGAGATAAATAATAACTAATCGCTGATTGAGCATTATTCCCACTTAATTCTCTAGTTCGTAACTTATTTAGTAAGTCAAACATATACTCAAAAGTATTCATCTGTACATTGTAAATAGAGCTTGCAATGTAGTCTGGTACATTCTTAACACCAAAATTAATAGTTGTACTGTATGTCAATCTAAATACTTCTTTAAGATTGTCGTTACCAACTTCTCGCTTTAAAATGGCAAGTTTATCATTACTACTGGGAGTGATTTCTAACTCTTTAATAATATCTAAAACATTTTTAACACCCATTAACGTTCCTCCCAGTCATAATACTCAAAATCATTAACCTTTTCACCATATAGTAAATTTTCATACAAGTCTACCATACCTTCATCTACAAATGCAACTTCGAAGAATGTTTCTTCTGCCATGTTATATTTCTCCTTATTAGTATGAAATTTTATTCAATTGTACAGTACAAGCTGGTGCTGCAGCCATAGGAGTAGCTTTCTCTACGCCTAGGACAACTAATTCATCATTAGTTCTAAACTTATTACCAAAGTCCGCTTGCAATTTAGCTCTGTTCTTACCAGATGTCAACTTAATAACTGTATCACCACTTTCATGTTGACTTGCATCTTCGTATGTCTTATACAAGAAGATTCCTTTATTATCACATTGAACTGTCTCACCAACAGTGTACTTGAAAGCATTGTTGTAGTGGCTTAAAAATACATTACTGTCTGCAGTCCTACATACTTTCTTATAATAGTAGTATTGTCTATCTTCAATTAAATCACTATGTAAGAATTCAATTTCCTCGATCAGTTCGTTACTATCGTTTACAGGTTCAAATGGTTTCTGTGTTTCTAGTTTGTATTCCAGTAGTTCTAATTGTTCAAATAGCTCATCATAAGTAAACTCTTTTGATTCATCGAACATTTCTTCCATAGTATAACCATACATACCACCGATAGCTTCTTTGACATCATCCCAACTATTAAGATTAAGTTTCGATACAGCTAAACTAAGTTTGATAAACTCTTTTCGGTTAATGGTATAGCCACGTTGTTTATATTTATCGATACGTAGTTGACTAATAATAGGGAACGCTGTGTTAGGATTAACTGTTAGCTTACGTGAAGCATTATCCACTAAGAAGTCGTCATCTAATACAAACATATCATTACGGAAATCATACACACCCATATTAATTGTGTAATCGAATGTGTCAAAAATATCTTCTGGTGTTTCGTAGAAATCACAATGAATAAGTTGGATATCTTGACCAGAATCTTTTGTACGTAACATTACACTCTTCTTTGTATATCCGATACATAATAAAGAATGTTGGTCAAAAGGTTCAATTTCCAAATAACGTTCATTATCTAATAAGTGTTTATCTTCTTCACGCACACCGTAATGACCTTCATGAAACTGGTTAAAGGTCAGATACAGGAATACTTTTAAATCATCTAGGCTACGGAAGTAGATGTCTAAGTCATTAACTTCTTTATTTGTGAACATGCTTGTAATAGCACCACCTGCAAGATAACAACCTAAAGTTTTAAGAGTCTCATACAAGCAGTCAACTTCACCTGTCAGAGCTTCTACTTGCTTGGTTTGTCTTTGGTACTTATTCTGCTCCTGTGCTTTTAATTTCTGTTGTAACTCTTCAATCAATTCTTTCATATTAATAT